CAACTTCTTGTTGGAGGGTGTCCTACAACACTTACTCTTACACCACCACCATCTACAGATTCAGTAGCTGTATCTCCACTTAAAGCTGTATATTGATAATGGTCATCATCAATTACAGTTATAGTAGTGCTTGTATTTAAATTGCTAGCAGATATACCAGCACCATCACTATCAAATATATCTTCTGCTCCAGATATAGTTATAGATGCTCCAGTAGAAAACCCATGAGCTACATGAGTAACTGTGACTACTCCAGAACCTTGAGTTACAGCAAATGGATCTTCATCTAATATTATTTCTGGAACAGATTTCAAAGTTGCTGTAACTACAGTTGAGCTAGTATATCCTGTAATAAGAAGTTCAGCTCCGTGGTATCTAATTCGTGTTCCGACATAATCACTAGTAAAATAAGCAGCAGATGTAGTACAAGTAACGCCTGTTGCATTTTTAGTTACAGAATCAATATCTAATGTGATTGTATCAGCAGCAAATTTAAAATATGGTTGATATACTTTTTCTCCATTAATACTGCTATCAAATGCAAAAGTTGTAAGTGCGAATGTCGTTGCACCTGTTCTGGTAATTACTCTCGGCATAAAATCTTCATGTACTACAATCATAGTATCGCCTTGTTGTGTGTAATTTAATTCAAACAAATTACTAGTTGTCCAAGGACATGAGCTTATAGTTTGCAATAATGTACCATTTGTTGAATATATTTTTAGTACTGTATTTTGAAATGCAAATATATATTCTTGGCTTTCAGAAAAAATAAATGTTTCTAATCTTGATGATGCTCCAAGATCAGCACGATATACAGATCCTGGTCTCCTCTCTACACCACCTTGGTTATTTACTATTACATTTCTTGCTTTTTTTAATGCTGATCCATAAGTTTGTATATCAGCTCGTGCAATTAATTTTGGATCTATTTCGCCTTTATTAAAGTTTGATTGAGTAATTCTAGCAATTGCCATCTAAGATGATACTGTTGCCTTTATTGTTCCTAAAGGTCCAGCATTCCTCCTATTCCTAAATCTTGTGGTATCTACTTTCCTTGTAGTTTGTGCTTGTGAATCTTGCGCTCTTGCTATTGCTAACTGTGCGATAGCACGTTGTTGATACAATTGTGATAATTTATCATTTCTTGCTATTGCTCCAGCAAATAGTGATGCAAGTTCAAATATTAAAGCTTGTTTGAAGTATGGAGGAAAATTAGCTTCTGATGGTTGAAATGTATAATCAGCTACTACAGTATCGCTAGATGATGCATCACATAATATATCTGATTCATATCTATCAAATTCGATAACATTATCATTGACTGTTACTGTATGTATTAATAACGTTCCAGATGGTACTGCATATTTAGCAGACCATCTTGCTGTTGGAGCTGAAGCATTTCTTGATAATTGTGCTTGTTTTGCTGAGAATCTCCATCTGGATCTTGTTAACATATTTTCCAAAGTAGATTCATAAAGTTGGTTAGCTACTTTTGATTCTGTAGTATTTTCAGAAAAAGAAGTTATTGTATTAGCACCTACTAATACTAAAGCCTTACTACATATGTCAAATTTACTATCACTCATAATTTAAGTGGGGGAGAGATAAACAAGGAAACCCTCCCCCTGAAACATTACGTTCCGTTAGTGCAAGTTACAGTTGCAGCTCCTGTTGCAGATGAAACAATCAATACATCTACAGTTGCAGTACCACCAGTGGCACCTACACATAAGATAACATCGAATTGCTTAAGGTCATCTGTTGAGTTATTAAAATAACCAGAACCAGCAATTGTACCTACAGCATCAGTACTTTGGTAAACAAAGAGATTTTGGTTACCAGCACCAGCTATCTTTTTTAAGTTAGTTGCATCTAATGCCATGATATCCCTCCTTATTCAGTGATCTGACATTCAATAGCACCATCGTTGTCAATCATGACAGCTCCAGCACTAAAGTATGACGTAATCAAGTTACTGACCTTTTCAGGTACATAGTTCATTTCCGTTCTTACATCTGAACCAGTTGCCAAACCTACCGATGACATATGGTAAGCGTGACAATCTCTAGTGGTACTAGATATAGAAAGTCCCGAATGTGTAAACCACAAGAATCCTAACCAACGCTTAGCAGTCATACCACCAGCGTAAGGTAAATCTTGTTCTCCCACATATTCTGCTCTACTGAATTGATCTATTTGTAATAGGTCAGCCCAGCCAGCAGGCGAAACAACAAAGTATCTTTGTCCATCGTCTGGAACATCAGCCTCTCCAAATGCTTCATACACAGTTAATGCTTTAGCTAATGTTAAAGCAGCAGATCCGTGTACTACATTGTTCGAGTTTGATCCAGCATCTAAGACATCAATAATTAATTGGTCCATTTTACGTCCCAAAGCAGCCGCAGCAGATGTAGCTAACACTTGTCTTTCGTCGATGTTAGTTTTGATTTCATCTAGGTTGTCGACATAGTCGGCAGCATAGTAATCAGATAGTGTAACATCTACTGTTGAATGTGTTATTTCCATAGTGTTGACTTGTCCGTGTCTAGATTTAGTAGACGCCGCACCTTTGCCAACTTTCTGGAATCTTGCTTGGTTGCCTGTTACGTTATTAGATTGGCGTACAGTATTACGCAGTTTGGAACCCATCCTTTGATAAGCCATGTGGACTTCAGCTTCAAACTGCTTAATAAACGCATTACTAATTTGCGTAGCCATATTAAGCCTCCAAATTGTTAATTGTTAAACTAACAGTTGTCCTTTTTTAGCTTATCTCGGTTGTCCAAATTGGACCGATATCCCCTAAAATGGGCTGTATATTTTTAGATACATTAGGTATCTTCTTATAAAAATACAATAATTCTACATCTTTGACAATAATATTCTTACTTTTGAAGCTAAAACCAAGCCATTTTAACCATTTTATATTGTTTTTATGTTCTTTTGTTATGTAATTGTATACAAATTCATAGTCTGATAAGAAATAATCACACCACTTTTTTGTTCTTTTACTGAAATAAAACCAATTTTTATCTAATTCTTCTGAAGATAACATCCAAACAGATCCATGTTTTATATTATATCTATTAGAAACAACACCAAACATTGCAACAACACTACCATTATCTAACACAGTGTAAGTATTTACATTAGGTCTAGTAAATCTAAAAGGATTAATTAAAGCATCTAGTGGTGTATGATTATTAAGAGCAATTTCATATTTGTCTAGTGATCGTAACTTGAACGCCAGCTCGAATGCATGAGCTGGTGTTCCTTTTTCTACATAAAGCATTAAATACTTCCAACAGTATTCAATCTATTCCATGCTTCGTCTACTTTCTTAACAAAATCTGGCTCTCTATACCTTGAATCATAATACCTTTTATCATTCATCATTGCTTTTACATCAGCTACAGTTAACTCTCTTTGTGGTTGTGCTACTGCATCAGCATTACTTACTCTAGACTTAGTTAAATTAATTATTTTCTCAAGAATACCTATGCCTACTGCATTAGTTCCAAGAGTTGTATTAATAATTTCATTTTCTTCTGGAGTAAAATTAGAATTTGTAAATGCAGATACAGCATCTAATCTAGCATTTGCATTTTCTCCTAATTTTTTGACTTCATCTTCTAAATTAGGCTGGTTTCCTAACATTAAATCAACATATTGATTGATTCCATCTTCAAATTGTTCTTGATCTAAACCCATATCATGACATTTGTTACGCCACCATCCAGTAAGTGGGTTATCTTCTACCATTTCTTCGGTTATACCCTCTACTAATTTAGGTAGAGTGTATGCTTCTGCTGATTCCGGCAAATCTTTGATTGCTTCATTTTGTAAATCTTTTAAGACTTCTTCTCTTAGTTCTTCTTTTTTACCAGTAGATAATTTTTCTACATGATTATAAGATTTTACTAAATCTTCTATCCTTATTTCTCCAGTTTCTGCATTCCAAAATTTTTCTGGTACTTCTTCTGGTCTTTCAGGCAATGTTTCACGTGAAACATCTTCTTGTACTGGTTGTTCTTGTGTTACTTCTTCAGTAACTGGTGCTTGTTCTTCAGACATCTTTATTCTCCTGTATCATATTTTGACTTACGCCTTTGTTAAATCTCCTTTGGATCAAACCAACAATATATCGTTGTCCCTCCAAATGTCTTAGTGATGTATCAGATATTTCTGGTCCACCTACTGCTTCTATTGTTAATGATTTAAGATGTTTTAAGATTTCGGAACCGCCTGGTGTGTTAAACATTTTGTAAAACAAAGTATTTAAGTTCTCCTCATCTTTTGGTTTACGCTTAATACCATCTAAACCAATTAGCATATCGGGCTTTTTCTCTGTCATATTAACTCCTATTGAGGAGGCGTTCCCTCCTCTTGTTGTTGCATTTGTTGTTGTTGCATCATCTGTTGCATTTGTTGTGCAGCAGCTTGCATTTCTTCCGTAGAACGTATTAATTCTTCTGGAATACCTAATTTTTTAGCTACATATTTAGCAACCTCATCCTGTTTTATTAGAATATTAGTAAGTTCTGGACCTACTCTGCCTTGTATCATAGCTAAAAATCTGTCAATTGTAGCCACATCTTGTTGATGTTGTGCTTGTGCTAATGGGCTAGAAGATTGTATTTTAATCTCTCTACCATTTATTGTAGGTATTTTGATCCTACCTTGTTTTTTAAGTATATATACTACTCTTTGTAATACAGGTGCTACCATTTCTGACTGTAATCTGCCAAATGCAGCGCCTATTTGTCTTGATAAATCTGCTTGTCTTTCAGCTACCTCAGTAGCAGACATAGGTGTTTTTTCATTAGGATTGCCTAACATATCGTTATACAGGGCTTTTTTAATATTAGTTCTCATATCTCTTAATACTAAATCAGAAATATTAAAGTTACCGGCTGGTGCTATCGGTGTTAATCCTTGCGATCCAGCAGCTTTTGGGATAACCGTCCCTGGTATTAATTGAATGTTATCAACATTAATTACTCCATCATCTTCTACTTGATACATCCCAGATATCGACATCTGTGCATTTTCAAGTATTAATTCTACAGTTAGATTAGCAGTTTTTACTGCTGGTAAAGCTAACATCAACGGTCCTCTTCCATATGTTTCTCCAGAACACTTACTCCATCTATAAACAATATAAGGATTTGAACCAAGTCCAGTAAAATCTTCTTCGTATATTTTAACTTCATGCTCTTTGTGTATTACACAAAATCTATATTCTTCTTCTTTGATATTAAAATAATTTCTATAAACTACTTCAATTATTTCGCAATCTTTATCTGGTGCTTGTTGTATATCCATTACTAGTTTATCTTCAAACTTTGCTCCTGGATATGCTACTGATAATTCTTTAGCTTTTATTTTTCTTCTTCTAAAAACATGATCAACTTTATCATCGTGACCAGATGTTAAATAAACATGAGGCAAAGGTATTGATTTAAACACAATAGGATTTGTTGCATCTCCCTCTTCAACCAATAAAACAGCCGTTCCTAATGCTATGTCTAAAAATGATTCGTGTACTTCTTGAGAAAAGTTTGAGTTTTGTAATATTTCAAACACATATTCAGTTACTTGGTCTAACAAAAGATTCGCATCTTTTTGTAATTCTTTAGGAATTTCAGTACCAGCTACAAAATCAGCCCATCTAGCATAGTTTGGTACAATGCCAGACTGTAATCTTGAGGCAAACTCTTGTACACCAACTACTGCTGTCTCATCAAATATACGATCTGTTCTTCTTCTGCCTGGAGTCTCTGTAAAGAAACTTTCTCTTTGTGGTAAAGCATATTCATAACACTCTTCAAATGTGCTATTCCATTGATCTTTTACTTGTTTTGCATATTCATATCTTTTAAGTAATTGTTTTACTGGAGATTCTGAATAATTTATTTGTTCTGTTTGTATTCTTTCAACTGGCATTATACACCTAAATCAGTTTTGCTTAATAAACCTCTGTCTATTTCAAATCCCTCTCCGCCTTTTCTACTTGTTAGAAGTGTTCTTCTACCACGTTTTCCATAAACGGAAGCTACTCTATCTTCATAAGATTCTTCTTTTAATCTTCTTGCTTCTGCAAATTCTTCTCTTCTAATACGAGCACGTCTTGCTTTTGCTTCTTCTTCAATAGCTGGATCTGGTGGTGGTGGTGGTGGTGGTAAACTTGGTCCTCCTCCGAAACTACACATTACTTTCTCCTCTCATAAATAGTTTTTGGTTTTAAATCAAAAACATTAAAATTCTTTCTCGCTATCACAGGTTTACTACTTTTATTACCAACAGTCAAGTTTCTTCCCTCCCCAGCGCCCAATAACAGATACTGTAAAGCATCGTGTACATGGGAAAACCTATTCTTGTTAGGCTTCTCATCGTATCTTTCCCCTGAAACTTGCATTCTTCTGTAATGATATCCTCCATTAAATCCTTTAATTAAGTTTACACATTTTGGATCTATTAATATTCCAGATTCTCCATCTATCATTCTAGATAATGTTGCATTAACACTCTCTAATCTTAGTGTTACATCATTTGAATGTGTAGGTCTAGCATTAATACCACGTCCTCTCAGTATTGAAAAAGGTGTTGATTCATCTGTTTGTGCTCTATGATCGCCAGCTGGATCGCCAAATATAACAAAATCTCTTGGTAAATATTCCGCCATTTTAGATTTTATTAAATCACTGAAGCGTAGTATACCCATATCTTCAGCAACTAATTCGTCTAATATTAACCATCTACCTCTTACTTTTTGACCAAAAACACACGCTGGTGTTAAACCAAAATCTATACCTACATAGATTGGTGTTTGTTGCATAGAGGCTATATCTCCATTTGCAACATGAACATCTTGTCTAAACATTTCATATACAGGTTTACCGTCCTCAATTTGTCCTAATTTATTTAATACATAAACATCTATCCAAGATTTG